CTGGTTATTAGCCAGCTAGACGGGAGCTTAAGGACTCTCCCTCTAGGATCGGTATTTAACCGGTCCCAGACCATCCCCTAAAGGGGTGATCTCCACCCAAGTTTCATGCTAAGCGACTTGGGACGCCCATTGCGTTCTAAGTGGTCAGTCATGGAACCCATGGTGGGGCGAACCCCGCTCCACGGGTCTCTCTCTACGGCCGCTAGGCCATTGAGAGAAATGCTGGATGGGTAGCAGGAGGCTTTTCTCCTTAAACGACTACCCTTGTCCAACTTGAGCAAACACTTAAGTAGGGCACCAGTCCCGTCGAGTTTATCACTCGGGGGTTTGGCCTCCACTACAAAGCCCTTGACTACGGGGCTTTGGAGGCGTGGGTGAAGCCTCTCACCTTCGAAATTAGTTTCATCGAAGGCAAGAAAACTCACCCTGCCCAACAGCGGGGATGTTGGCTGGACAGTAGGGAAGTGTGTCAATAACCTCCCTATTTTTCTATCCAACCACTCCACAGTCTTCCAGTAACCACTCATATAGAGTTGATTCCGGAGACTGACCATGGAGATGACCTCGCTCACGCAATGCCGTCGTGCAGGAAACGCTTGCCGGACACGAACGATTGACACGTCGTGCCCATTAAAGTACTCCCTGCCACAAGACTCTCTGAACTTACCAGTCCAGAAAGACTTGTCAGTCCCCACTCTAGCACCGAAATGTTCGAGTGTACTGACGACGGTTTGCACATTGTCCTTAGGGACGATTAGATCGTCACCAAAGACGCGCACCGAGTCCGCATACCTTTCCAGGTCAATGCGGCAAAGTGGCTTCTTAGACGACCGTTGAATCCCGACGAAGATCAATGTTAGGAAAACCATTGCTTCGAACGGAAAACACAGTGCCGAACCCATTGACGCAAACTTCGCAAGGCGGATTACTCTGCCATTACGAAGTTCCGCCCGCCGGGACCTTGAAGCATCGACGGCCTCTGACAAATAAGGCCAACGATGCAGCATAGCCCTGATGAGCTGATTAGAAACACGATCGGAAGCATCACTCAAATCGAGTGTTGCAGTTCGGTTATCAACCGAACCTTGACGAGCCAGCTCCTGATTAGGAGTCTGATCATCAAATCCGATCACCCTCGAAAGGAAGTCATCCTTACCGAGGTACGCGAGAATAACCTGGAGTATGGCCTGCTGCATATACTGCATGCAGGTCGGCTCCATGGCGATCACTCGCGGTGTTTTCAGCGTCTTAGGAACGAGGGTCACCTTAACGGGTACCTCGTTGCCAGGTTCGAGGAAGTCAACCCCTCGCAACTGGTGATAAAATCGCCAGTTAGGGAGGAGATTCTCGCCGGCACTCAAGCCGGACTTCTCGAGACGTGCGGTCCAGGTCTGCTGTCTGAACTTTTGGTTTCCCTTAAGTCCATCAGCAGTCGATCCTGGGCCGTGCTTCGGAACGAACGCACCTTGATAGATATCTCTATCCATCTTGGTAAACGCTCGTCCGAAAAGCATATTCGACATATCAACGAACTCTCTGAGATCTCTCTCATTAAGTTCGCCGTCGAATACACGGACTTCCTGCTCACATTGGACGTAATTCAAGACGGCTGATTCTTCCCTCGCCGATGAGCAAGGGAGTTCCATCTTGCCAAACATCTGCGTAAGCAGACGCAAGGCTTGGATGGACGCCGTACAAGGATCGTCCAATAAGTAGCCACTACTCCTGTCGAACACACGACTGAAGAAACCTCCGAATAATCGGGGGAGACTTCCTCCGCGCTCTTTGCAGAACGCGGAGTGGTTAGTCACCCGACCCTGGTCAAGCCACTTTTGGGTAGCTTTTCCAAGGTCAGGTAGGGTGATCGTCATAAACGACCACCCCTCATGTTCGACACGCATCGCGACGGTATTAATGTCGCGGTGGGCACTCGTGCAGCATTGCTCGGCGCATTCCTGCGCCAAGCGGGACCAGAGTGACATCAGGCTTTTCATCGACCCTCCTTTCATAGGAGGTAATCGAATCCATAGCCTATGGAACTCTAGCTAGTATGTCCCTCCCGAGCCATCCTCTTCAGGATGTTCCGGTACTGGTAGTTAATCCAGTACAGGTGCTCGGCGGAGACACGGCACACGACATCCGAGACCGTCAACCACGCCTCGTCCACTTCGTCCCAGACCGCGAGATCGCTCTCGGGGTCCAAGGGCTCGTGAATGTTGGCGTAGAGCTGGAATCGGAACGTGGACTCGCCCTTCGTTCTTGCCTCCGCGTTAGCGAAGCGCAAGACGATCAGGGCGTACTCCATGTTCGGGGGATAAAGCTCCCCCGGAGATTGGCTGGGCATTTTTGCTGCCTACTACCTTTCTACCGGGTGAGCACCCGATATCGTTGTGTCGTATGTACTAGGACCACCAAGTGAGTCCCTCACGGGACCCTTCCTATCGCCGCCTACTCATCAAAGCCAGGTTCAAAATATAGACTGAACCCAGCTAGAGTCTGCAAGCGAATTGACGACCTTATGGAAAACATCGAACAAGACGAAGACCAGGAGGAGTGTTTTATAACTCACCCTAAGTCGAACGTCGAGCTCGTTGAACTCCAGGTCGTCACGGTGATGTCTTCTCCCTAGCCGAAGGAAGTACCCCCGATCCCTTTCAGGATCGGGGACAACTTCCTTTTGGCCGTAGGAGGGCTCATCCTTGCTACGACTCGCCACCGAGTAGCTTGGTGACGATCGCATCCGAAGACGCGGTCATCAGGCCCTTAAAGCCTGTATAGACCTGTGTCTGCTCCGTCAAGGTATACCAACCTGGCGGCGGGACCTCGACGACCATGTAAATGGCCATCGAGACTCGCTCGTTTTGGTTAGTCACCAACGGATTGGCAGCCACCTTCGAGTGGTCGAACCTAAGAAGGTGCCGCGTCCTCCCCTGTTTGACCAGGTTATGGTTAAGCGACAACTTCCATAGGCCATCAGCGCTCGTATACGTTGACTCCGACCCCTCCGCAAAAGTTCGCGGAAGTGGCGTTGTCACCGCATTGATCGTGATGGTTTGTGGATCGGAGAGGGCCATAGGCATCACTCCTAGGGCTGAGGTCTTCAGCCCCATTTGGCGTTTGGCAAGCGTACTTCTCTTGCTACTACACTCGAGAAATACCGAGTGCAGCAACAATGGCCTGCTGCCTAGCAGTAAGTCCACTAAGCTGCAAGCCGAACCCGAATGGTGTCGCCTGACGTCTAACCTTGGATTCCGTAACCAAGACCAGATTGTCAGGTCGTCCGGGATATTGGGGCAACAGCCCCGAATCCCCAACGAAGGTCAGCGTATCACGGACAATTGTATGCTCCATGATATAGCCATACCTCATGACAAGACCGTCGGCTACCCAGGACTGATAGTTATGCAATGCATCACCAACAGTCCCGAACCAGTCGACAGCCCAGCTCCACGGAGCCAAGTTCCACAGTACTTCTGGATCCAGGTCCAAGCCGAATTCTTCTACGACTCGGTTTGCATACGAACCAATCTTCGCCCGGTCGTAACCGGTAGGAAGATGGTAAGTAAACGCACCTGAAAACCAGCGCTGTACCACCGTAGTTCTACGGCGGATAACTTGGCCAGTGGACGATCCGGAGCGGAAGAACAGCCCTGTGGTCGGCATAAGAACAACCGACCGATTTCCAATCAGGACTGTCTCCTCGTCTTTCACGTCTGGTGGAAAATCATAACGTCGCCTCACAACCTTTCCAGCATTATTCTCATACTGAGTGATGAGACGGTCAAGTTCGACCATCCCCTTAGTCAGATCTGAGATGTCCTGCTGGAGAGGCAACCAGCCGAATACCACATTAAGGTACTCGTCTCCCCCTTGACGAAAAACGTCTCGGAGGGCGGTTAAGCGACTCTCCCAAGAGGATGACCCGACAAGTCGGGGCAACCCTCCCAAGAGAAGTTCGCCTATCGCGGTTGCTAAGTTCGCGACACTGTTAGTGGGAGCACAACGCGCAATCGCAGTAGTCCCGTACCCGGCCAGCTGGCTTTCGCTAGACTGGGCGGATGGCGGGAATGCGAGAAACGCGGAGTTGCTAGGCAACAACAGGAGAGGGCCGTCATAGACGTCCGTCTCCGTATTATTGCCAATCTTCACAGAACCAGCCATGTGCCACATAGTCGCTTTTGAAGGCGACAGCACATAGCGTTTGGTTGATGTGAAAGGCCCACCTACATCTGCCATCTGCGTATAGGCAATAGCCCCCAAAGGGGGCTTATGCTTTACGCGCATACGGCGGATATGATTTTCGCTCTCAGTCACCTGAGAGCCTTGGAGTCCAGCCGGCACAGCCTCAACGAGGCTGGACCGGATAACGGATGGACTCCCTACGATGACACCTTGCGGTGTCCGCGTAGTTGCGGTAATGACGCCGTTACCGTATGAAAACGGTAAAGAACGGCGCTTAATACCCACGCACCAGAGCTCCTTTCGTGTTCCCTCGGTTTGGTCCTCCGAGGGGCCACACGTAAGTAGGTGTTCCTCCCCTGGAAAGGGAGGTTTCCACACCTACGTGCGGGAGTTGTACGAGTTGCCGGGGCCCCTTTCGGGGCCC